ACATTCCTTCGTATGGCACTGTAGTTTTAGCTTCACCTACTCTACTATACACTAATGGGAATTGTCCGTTTTTCCCAACTTTATTATTACATTTATTTAATTGCCCATGCCCATAGACTGTCCAACCAACTCGTGATTTTGATAATTGAGTCACATATCCAATCTTCATGGCTACTTCTTGTATGTCGTCAGCTAATTGTTTAGAAGCTGTATAATAAGCAAAATTATCCTTATTGGCCCTATGTCCATCACCCTCAATTGCACATTCTAAAAATGCTTCTAAATATTTTGGTGATAAGTCTTTTAACCACTTTGGCAAATACTTATATAAGGCTCCACTACCAAAATTGTTGCATAAAAATTCTGTGAGCTCTTGATTGTAGATATGGTATCTATCCATTATTGTTGATTTGATAGAGTCTATACCAGTATTTTGATTGCGAGCAACAAGCTTTGACCACTTTGTCTTCTCTACATAATGATGTAATTTCAAATTCAATGTTTGACCTATTTGCTCGAAAATATCTTTAATCTTAAATGATGTCGCTTCACCTTGTTTTTGCCCTATGCTGGTTGTGCAACGATTTCCTTCTCGAAACGTTGTCCATCCTTCACTGACAAAGTATCCAGCGAATTTAGCTAATAGCATTGTGTCTATCTCATGGTTTCCTACTTTAATAAAAGGCTTATCTTTGCCTTTCCACTCTACCACTGTACGGAAGCGTGTCTGTTCTTGTACATCTTTTGCCTTTAAAAGATGCCAAGGAGTATAACGAGTATCTTTGCATATTTTTACTGCAGATTCACCTAACTCTTTCCATGTAAAATCAGTTTTATAAATCCACTCAGATGCGTACATATTGTGATCAGGAGTAACTAACATATCCATTGCTTTGCTCTTAAAATGTATCATCTCTTTGTGATGCGAATAGACAAAACGATCAGTAAAGTTCTGATACTCCATCTTCTTGGTCTCATCGTTGAATGTTGCTAATTTTTCATCATCTTGAACTTCATCATACTTCTTAAATCCATTTTCTGTTAATATTTCTGTATCTGCAGAATAACACCCTGTCGGATCTCCTAACTTAACTAATGTAATAGGGTTAATCATATTATCAGCTTGTGCTACTTTCATTTCAAGAAGCTTATCATATAACATCAAATCCTTAAAGCAACTTACAATAATAGATGTTCCCCTTACGTCATAAGGAGATGAAAGAAGTTTTAAGTGACTTATATTAAAGTTGTTGAGAGGAATGTTTTCACCACGTTGAACGTAGTATTTAATTTCTTTAGGAATTTGTGCAGAAAGCTTTCTATCCTCAGGCTTATTGCTTTGAATCAAACGCTTCAATACATCGTCTGGCTGAATCGATATCATAGGCTCTTGACTTAGTACATTTGCTTTAACAGAAATATAATCAGGATTGTGTGTAAAAATTCTCTTCCATTTACCATTACTTTCATCTAACTCAGCATATACAAATGCTTCACCAAGCTTCCAATACTCAAGAGAGATACCTGTAAGTATCTGCATAAAGTTTAAATCTTCTAACATACCTTCAAAGAATCTCTTTACTTTTTGATCAGCACAGGCTATTTTGAATTTAGAGATAGGATATGTTGCGTGTAAGTTAATAGCGTTACGAACCCAAGGATTGACTTCATAGAAATGTCTGCACCATGCATTTAATGTTTTCTGATCTCTTGGAAGCATCAGGTTAGTCATTTCAAATAAAGGTGAGTAAACTTTTGGTGTAGTTCTTACAACTGCAGATTGTGCCATTCTATTTAGACCTTTTGCAGCAGGAGCATCTCCAGTACGATTGATTCCCATTGCAACACGATCAGCAGCAGCACGTTTTTTAATAGCGTCTACTTGTCCTGGAACAGAAGCTCTTGAAGTTCGTCTATCTACCATATATACTCCTTTGTTGCTATATTTATATAAATATATACCAATATCAATAGATTATCTTGAAACACGTGCCAATGCTGGTTTAGGCATATTATACCCCTTATTATCAATAGAAGCGCCACCCATACCCATATTAACAAATCCACCAGTGGATCGCATTAAACGAGCAAGACGTGCATAGTTAAGGGCCATAAAACCATCATTAGGCCTACCTACTGGTTTTTCATATCTTCTCTTTAACATACCACCAGCTGTAGTTGTATCTATTTCTACATTGGCTGTATGCTCAGCTAACCACTCTACATCTGCAGGATTACTATAAGGGAATCTAAATTTTTTCTTTTGAATGATCTCGTCATAAACCTCTTCTATAATGCGGTGTTTATCAACTGTGATAATATTGGAGTCTTTATCATATTTATAAATATCTCTTGTATTTGCACTAAACCAACAACCCTTAACTCTTTCGCCCCATTCTTTCTGAAGGTTCTGAACTTGCACATGACCCCATCCCATATCAGCTACAACCTCTACACAATTGAATCTTCTTATTAATTCCGAAATGGCTTCAATTTGTTTAGCAAAATCATGCATTGTTAATCTAGTTGCGTACTTAACCACCAATTGCCCATCTAAAACATTATCACTTTCACCTAAGATAACAATAGCAGTATAAGATCCTTGCCCATCATCCTCTTTACCTGCAATACGACCTCCCCAGTCTATACCCATATATCCGACTTGAGGTGGTGTTATATAATCAGCAAAGCGTAACATTTCATTACCTATACAAGTTGCTCTCACTATTTCTTCGAAAGTAGGTGCAGTATATTGACCAGCGTAAAATTCACCCATAACTTCATTAGTGAATTGTCTCGCTCCCATATCCTTCTGAGCAGCTGAAATAGCTTCACGAGTAATATAAGGAACTAATAATTGACTAATGTGATAACCACGTCTTGTAGGGTTATCTTGCTTCATTGGTATCCATTTACCTTCTTTTGACGAAGTGCGCTTATCTTGTAACTTATGACAGAAGTCACACTCTACCATATATCCAGTCTTATAATTTTGTAATGTAATAGGGAAAAATTCACCACACTCACTACACTTCAAATGCCATCTGCGTTGATCCGACGTAACCCACATACGTTCAAATTCTGTATTCTTATCCTTAGGTGTTCCAAATGATATTTCTACACCCCTACCAGGAGGTCCATACTTACTGTGAGTCATAGCTTGTACAGCATTTTCACGAGCTGCTTTAAATGTATCTTGCACCTCATCAAACAAAATAAAATCCAAAACCATACCTCTCAATCTATCGCCTTCATTTGACGTACCTTCTATAAACAACTGATTAGCATTCTTAAATTGTTTGTGGCCTACAATAAATGTACCATCAGGATCGCCATGATCTAATACAAAACTAGAGTGTGGTTGGAAACTATTAGCTTGTCTTAACATTAAATCAAGAGTGGAAGCACTATAACGACGTGCCTGTTCAACACGAGGAAACGCATGAAGACCATTCATGTGTTTAAATACACCACTTGTCATATAATACATGGATAGCACTGTGACAGTTGTAGTCATTTCGACCTGACGTCCTTTGACTACAATGATAGGTTTACCTCGATCGGTAGGAGCTTCAAAAGCTAAATAACGATATATTTCATGTAGATATTCTCTGCCATTATCAGTAATCATAAACTGACTACCTTTAATGTTAAGGAAGGTTTCAGCCCAACGGATAGGATCTACAGACAACAAATCGTTTATGAGTATGTCTGTAAACTTTGTCATAAGCCCTACTTCTTATAATAAATTGGAGCAGAAACAGGCTGCCCTTTTGGTGGTTCTTTTATTTCTGGGAGAATTAAGGGCTTTCCTTCTCTTTCTTTTCTTCTCTTCTCTGCTTTCTCATCTTCTGTTAGTGCCCTTCCAGGTGCTGAGTGTGTTACATCATTAACCCTAGGCAATGTGTTGCCAGGCTTATGATAACGCTTCTTTTCTTCATATTCTCTTTCCATTCCTGCAATATGTGTAAAGGCATCTTCTGCTGCCTCAATAAGTTTTTCAACATTTACTTTAAACATTGAGGTAGTTGGGAATGAAGCTTCGTCACCAAATATATAAGTCTTCATTTCGTGAATAAGAGCTTCAGCATCTTCCTTTGTCCAATCTAAGATGTGTAATTTAGATTTTGCTAGTTTATCAAGCTGATACAATAACTTATCGTCATCAATTGTAACTTCATCTTCATCAAAGAATACATTACCTATTGGTTGTTTTGTAATAGGATCAATGACTGCACGACCTAATGCATTTTGCAACTCTGTTTGTAGATCCATAAAATATAACTTATTTGTTACACCCTTAGATTGTGTTCTAGGATGCCTCTTTAAATAAGAATCAAGATCTTCTGGATCTAATCTATTCTGTCTTCTAGCATCAGGCTTAATATTTTCTGCTCCATGTCTGATTGATAAACGACGAACTGAGCCTTTTATAACATCACTGTCTAAGCTCAATAAAGGATACCACCATTGAGGATTTTTGTTCTTATAAGCTTCTACGATAGCCATCTTATCTGGACTCCAACGAACCTTAACTTTATTAGCTAAGTCTTGATCATAAAAATCATTGTTCTTAATACGATTCTTGATAT